GCTACACGTCATGTACTGTGAGATGGCACCAACTCTTGTTGGGAGAGCAACTACAATATTTATCGCAGATACCTTTACAATTAAAATGACAGCTATACAATTAAAATTAAACGAAACACTTATATTAACGTGCTTGTTCAATGATAAATGTACAACTGAAATAGAATTGCAAAAGTTAGCGAAAGATTGTTGGCTCAAGTATAAAACTAATTTCAAGAACTCTATTCGAGTTCACGGAAAGGAGTATACACTGGAAAGGTATAAAGAGGCCTACCAATTTCTTAGTAGGTACCACTTAAACCTTAACCCCATCCCTCTTGGATGGTCTAAAATAGATAGAAATGGTATACCAAAGATACTTTGGCCCTTGAGATCGTTAATTAATCACACTGATGACTCTTATAAGAACAAGTGCATTCGCATGAGTTTAATAATTGCAAGGATATACGAAACTATTTACTTAAAACCACAACCTAATTACTTACCCATAACTTCAAAAGGAAATTTACTTAACCCTGAGTTCATTCGTTCTTTCGATGAATTTACTAAAGATTGGTTTATGACCTTATATAGAAGGAATGAGAGGTTAACTAGGTTAAGTACAAAGATAGACAAAGTGATATCATCAACTAAGAAAGGACCAAACGGCCCAGCCTTAGTGATGTCACATATTGACTCGAAACCCGTATGTGAAGACAAAGTTTTATTCAAAGCTATAAAGGATATTAACACTATATGTGGAAATACCTGGATAACAAGAATGTTACAGAGTCATTACAGAAAGGAATCGACTTGTTCCAACCTTACCCACTCACGCATCAACTACGTTGCTGAAGGTGGGGGTAAGACAAGAATCTTTGCAATTGGCGATTACTGGTCACAAATGACTTTAAAAGGGATACATAATTTCCTAATGGAGATTTTGCGTTCTTTGAAGACAGATGCGACACATGATCAAAACGCGGGTTTTACCAGGGTCCTTAAAGAATCAAAGGGTAAGCAAGCTTACTCATATGATCTTTCGGGAGCATCTGATAGAATCCCACTTGAACTTCAAAAGGTCGTATTAAAACACGCCTTTAATAATGAAGATTTAAGTGAGTCTTGGTCAACAGTAATTGCTGATAGGGAATTCCAAACTCCAA